TTATGCAACATTCCCCCGTTATTTCCACTATCGGGGGTAAAGGGGTTATAGCCGAGGTATTGGATAAGATAGATTAAAACATTGATTAAACCGGATAGGAGGATTATTTTATACATCCCCTTTATATCATCCACATATTTTACGATTACAAAAATTCCTATAATGGCAAGGAATAAATTTACCGTTGCGTTCAATACATACACATTGAACTGCGATAATGCTATGTTTAAAAAACACAAAATAAGTAAATAGAATAGTTCTTTATTAAATTTAAACTCACGTTTTGGGGTATCAAACAAGGAGGCCAAGAATAATGCGATAACACTTAAGTGGAATACCATAATATCAAATACATTAGGGGTAATCCCCCTTAAGTAAACTAAGGGAGTAAGAAACAAGATTATCTTTAATGCTTTGTTTACCATTATTAAAATGGGGCCGGAATTTCTTCCGACCCCATTCCCTCTAAATTAGTGATCGTAAATAACCATAACTCTCGGAGCTGTTCCGATAACATCAACATAGACATCAGTAGCAAAAGCAACACCTCCAGGAATATAAAAGGATGTGGTGCTGTTAGCAAGAACTACTATGTCAAATACTGGTGTTCCGGTAGCCGTTGCAGCATCGTATAAGCAAGCTGCGTCGCCTGCAGTTGCACTACTCAATATCATACCATAAACCGTCGCTGCCCCATTATATGCCGCGCCATCAGCGGTCTTATACGCTATGGTCTTTGTTATTTCTTCGGTAAGCGCAGCACCATCAGCATCAACTACCATGGTATATGCATCGTTCTTTATCTCTACGGCTAAATTACCACTTGAATCAACTTCCGTGCAATTCCCTGTTGATCCATCAGCAATAGCAACAACTTCGCCAATATCTCCGCTAACTGCGATTGCATGTGCATTATCGGCAGCCATACAGAACGAAGGAATTGCTAATGCCATAATCAAGAGGGCAATAAGAAATAACTTTTTCATCTTAAATCCTCCTGATTATATGGTTCCTGGGTTAGGTGAAATACATTTACAAATTACAAGGCTTGCGCCTTTACCACGCCGTTTGTCTGTCCGGACTTTATGACCATAATAGATACGTACTCCAAGCCCTATCTGTTCGCCATAATCGTCTTTCTCGCCAATCGGTTCAACATCTTCAGGCATAGCCCTGAATACTGCCTGCGCACCGAAACCAACTACCGTTGACACATTTCTCTGTGTAACAAGGGTACCCGCCACATGTTGAACATCGGTTGTGCCTGATATACCTCTGGTAACGGTAAAAGTTGAAACAGTCTTTGCACTATAACTTAGAATCTCATCTTCTATCTGCAAAGAACCGGTTGTGGCAAAGAAAAGCGTATAATTTGCCTTTGTGTTTGAATCACCAGCTACGCCTACAACAGCAGAAGTAGCATTGGTAGCAAGTGTTGCGGATAGGGTTGTTTCAGGCCTAAGTGGTGTTCCTTGAGGTATCGGTAAAAGCGAGTAATATGGATAAAGTACCATATTACGGAAGATACCCACTGCGCCTTCAAACAACGGATGCATATCCTTTGAACCCTTGAATCGCTCCCATGCTTCTTTCACGGTATTGACGAAGGATGTATTCTGGTTTAGGTAATACTCTTCCATTTCGCCGTAAGCAATACCGTAAATCGGGATAGTCCTTCCGTTTGACTTGGTTACACGCAAGGGAATCGCTCCTTGGCGGATAAGAGCCATACGGATAAGGTTAATCTCGGTTGGCCCAAAGTAATCGCCTGATGTAGTATTAAGAGTTGCTTGCGAAGTCTTGCTGTTTGCGTAGATAGTATCCACAACAGTACTGTCTATGATGGAACTAAACACATCATTGTCAAGTTTCCTTGACCACCAATCTTTGAGTAGAGTCCGTGCTTGTTGGACTTCATCAAAGTTGGCCTGCTTTGTGGATTTTCTACTTACAGCGACTGCATGCCTTACCACATCTGCTGTTACCGTGAATGAACCGATGCCAAGTTTTTCTTCTTGGCCTTTCAAGACACTTTCACCAGTAACCCCTGTCCCCATTAATTGCTCAATGGTATTAAAGGTTATTTGGTTGCCCTTTGCCTTTAAGGGGCCTGTCTTGTCAATAACAGGCATAAACGAACCTTCTTTACCTGCCAATGAACCCCAGAATGATTCGCGGTTTCCGTCGGCAATAATTCCTTCGCCCCAAAACTCCGGGATTGCTGCATCAATTTCTGCAATTCCGGTTACCGACATCTCTGTGTCCCATCCGCGAATATCAAGGAGTATGGCAAGAAAGAATTTCTTTAGATGTTCTAACATATACTCTCCTTATTTCTTTTGGTTTAAATTTGCTTGATCGTATGCCAGTTTCTCTTCCGGCGATTTTGCAAGGTATTCCTCCTTGCTTAACTTTCGGAAACCACCACCACCTGCAGGAGCACCGCCTCCGCCGACTGGCCCAAGGATCTTCTTCCCATCCTTGCCTATCTTGACACCTTCTTTCTTGGCGGCCTCTATCATCTGCGGAATAATGTTTAACTCTTTAGCAGCACGCAGAGCAGCCGACAACTGTTTCAAGGGATTTTTCCGGTAATCGGTTTCCCATATCTCAGTCGCCCTGTCATAGAAAGCTTTGTTGAAGTTTGGATTAGTCGCTTTTCCATCTTTAAACTGGCCTTCCAATTGTGGAAAGTAACTAGTCATCAATTCTTCAACCTCCTGCTTCTCTGACATAAACTGTTGCATCTTCTGCTTCTGTTCCTGGCTCATGCGTTCTCTGCCTTCATATTGTTCGTCGAATAAATCTTGAATAAGCAGTCGCACACTTTCAAGAACTGGTTTATCCCACATTTTAGCATGCTCATCTGTGAAGCGTGATTTCCTCGGCTCTTTCGTGGCTACCTCAAGGCGTATCTGTCCGTTCTCATCCTCAACTGCTCGGATACCGGATGCTTCAAGGGTCTTTCTTAATGTTCCGAGATTTCTCTCGGTTAAGCCAGACTTAGTCTTGAAGTTGTCAAAGTCGCCTTTGGTTTTGTTAAGGGCCTCAAAAAGCTTTCCTGCGGCTTCGTTTGGGTCATCGCCGAATTCCCCAAACTTGGGTGGTACCGGGGGTTCTCCACCTGCTCCGGGTTCACCTGCGCCTGGTTCTATTGGTACCGGGGGTTCTCCTGCTCCTGGTTTTCCACTAGCAGGTGCACCTAGTCCGGGTTCTTCTCCTCTTTGGTCAAGTATTATTGACCACAACAATTTCCACCACATCTTTACCTCCTGTTTATAGGGTGCTTTCGCAAATACCATTATTTGCTACGGCTATTCCCTTTGGTTACAAATAAAAAAGGCGATAATCAAGCATTACTGCTTAACTATCGCCTTCAGTAAACTGGTGGTGCGCTAACTAATTATTCTCTATCAAATACTGTCTTTTCAGGTTCAAAATTTTTACTCTTTCCAAAATCTATGAATTGTTTAATTTCAAATAGTGTATAACCATAAAATTTCATAGCCCAACATTCTGGGATAAGAGTTCCTTCTTCTTTATTTTTTTTAGATGATGCAATAGTAGCATTAGCCATTTTACTCCTTCCTTTCGGGTGGTGAAATTAAATCTATATGACTTATAGTTGTTATTCCATTATGTCCACATATACATTCTTCAATTAATTTTATACTGTCCTTCTTCTCAATCTTTTCCGACAAATTCCCTTCGTGGAAGTTAAGACGGAGTTGACCTGTATAATGTTTAGTAAATAACTCCTTCAATAATTTTATCAGTAATTCTATCTTATCCATAAAAACGGAATACTCGCCAATCCGATGAAAGGTGCATATGGCAATATCCTAGTTTCCTTTTTGATAATCCTATAAAGCCAGATAAAACATCGTGATAACATAAAAGCGAATAATCCCTTTACCCCCAAGAACGCCCCTGCCATCGCCATCAATTTTACATCACCACCGCAGAGTCTTTCCTGTTTGAATAATAATGCGCCTAATAAAAACATAACAATCGTAGGCAACCAATAACCTGTCAGTATCCCACCTAAAATAATTGCTGGTAATATCACCCAATTCGAGATAGTATAATACTTAATATCCGTAAAACAGAAGAATGCCATTAGTAAGATAAAGATATAAGTGGTCATTTATGTTTTTGCCCTAGCTTTGTTTTCTTGGTCTCTCTACCCCACCAATGCCTCTCGTCCATTCTGTCAAGTTCCTCTTGTGATAGTTCGGTGCCGTCCGGAAGAATGATGGGTTTTTTCTTTTCAGTAATTCCGTTCATTTGTGTTTCTGTCCTAATTTAGTTTTACCATGCCACTTTTCACTTCCTGCTTTATGTTTATTTATTGAAGCATAAAAGACATCTTCGCCTTTTTCTTCGCCATATTGCTTTCTCATTGAACCTAATACCGACTGACCAGATTTAGTTAGTGGCATTTATTCCTCTCTTTCTCCTTTTTCTTCTTCTTTTGGTTCTTCTTTCATCTGCTCTGCGTCATACTTGGTTCTTTCATCCTCTGACTTAGCAAGATATTCTTCTTTGGAAAGTTTTCCTGCTTTGCCGATGTAGCCGAGTTTGTGGATTTCTAATTCAATCCTTTCATTCTTGTTTTCTGAATATTGGTTTATAGATTTACCGACTACCTTGACAACTAATTCTAATCGGCATATCTCGCCAATATCTTTACCTATTAAATCTTCGGGGATATTTCTTTCTAAACTAAATGAAGGGAACCTTATCTGTGGTTGCTTTGCCTCTGAAGGTACTGCTGTTGAAACATTATCCTTAAAACCCATATCCTTTAGTTCCATTATTCCTCCTCGTTATTTTTCTTTATCTCTGCCTCAACTTGACCAATAAACTGTTCTGGGATTTTTAATACCCAAGACAAAATATATATCTCGTGGTCTAATAATTTTAATTGGAATATGTCCGCGTCTGTTGCCCTGTCAAGCGCAGTTATGGCCTTGCGCTTCTTGGCTTTGGCTATGTAGTCATTAAGCAGTCCACAGAATTCTTTCCACCCAGTATTGCTTGCCTTAATAAGTCGGTTAAGTTCCCCTGATTTATCAAGCATTTCCTGAAGCCATTTTTCGCGGTCAACTTTTATCTGCTCTTCCGTTGCCTTTGGTTTTGGCTTAAACCATTGTCCCAGCATCTTTCTCCCTTAAGTTAATCAACCTATTCCTTTCTTCTGTTAGAGTCCGGCAGACATTTACATATTTCCATATTTCAATTTCAGGAATTCTTAAAATAGAATCCATTGTCGAATTCCACATTACATCGTTCTGCTTTAATTCTTCGTCTATGTTAAGCACCTTGCATTGCCCTCTGCCTAATTGTCTCTATAACCTGCGGATTTGGTTGCGCACTTGGTTGTCCGAGTTTATTTGGCGGCATTCCTCTTTGCGCAGACGCCTCTTGAGCCATTTTTTTCATCTCCGCAATAATCGCCTGTTTAGGCGGTAGTATCGTTTGCCAATCTTTCTTGCCTCTTGCGATAAGCCCTTCTTTAAGTATCTCCCAGGTCGCAAGCATATTGCCTTGTATCATTGGATGCGGTAAATACCTATCCATCAAGTCATTCGCCACAAGGATATTCCATTGCTGGTCTGAGTTCTGTGATGTGCCTGACCAGTTAAAATCAAATTGCCCGGCGATATCATCCTGTCGCCAAGTCGGGTTTATCCCTTTCTCTGCATAGACAGGCATATTCTCTTGTGTAGGAAATATCGGTTCCCCTGTATCACCTAATATCCTGCGTTCAAGGCCTTCCGGCATGCGTTCATAGTAGTAGTCATAATTCCATTGGCAGATTTTCTTTAGGATTAGATAACAGCGTTGCAATAACGGCTCCCTGCCTATGTTGCCTTCCTGGATTATGCCAGAGAATTGCGTTGCAGTGGTCTTGCCGCCTTCTTGTTGTGGCTTTGTGCCTACATTCCAGCTGGTTATGTTGCTTATGCGTTCTGCGAAGTTTAAGAGCATCTGTTCTAGTTCTATGCCTATTGCCTTTATATCACCCACTTCAAGCACCCGGACATCCCCTGCCATATCTTCTTCCCACATAGCGCCGGGATACACGGTCGGCTTCTCCCAATCCTCGCCTGTAAGAGTCCTCTTCTTGACGAATATCTTTTGCATCGCAAGCCAGGCGTTATCCATCAGGGTCTTATGGAAGTCGTTCAGCTCAGTCTGTGTCTTGAATAACTTCTGGCACATTGAGCGGCCTTCAAATTCTTCTGTTTCCTCAAACTCGCCTCGGATATATACCCTATCCGGCCAGGGTTTCCTGCGATAATACCAATGATCTATCTCTAAAAGTTCCTCTTCCTTGAAAGAAACCACACAATAAACTTCTTGCTCAATAGCCTCTTGGTCTTGGAAGTCTATCTCGTTATTCTTATTGAAAGGCAAACGGCCATACCAATGGAAGCATTCTAAAAGACTTTCTCTGTCTGCCACCACCGCATCTACGCCTGATTTAGTTGAGTCTTTGCGTTGTGTCCTCACCTTATCCACACTATCCTGGATAAACTTCTCTTGCTGAGCTTTAAGCATCATCTCATTTATGGTTAACCAAAACCTATCACCTTCCCAGAATAGGCGTTGATTTCTTTTGGCATGTTGTGAGTAGACATAATCCTTAAAGCGGATATATTTTAATTGCGGAGCGTTTATCAATTCTTCATCTTGCACTACCCAGACATCCTGATTGCCTGCTTGTTGGTAGCCGTTCATCATAAACTCTGCTTGTTTAATCTGTATTTCCGGGTCATCGGGAAGCACCATTTGCTGATCACCGGTTGCTTGATTTACAAACACAATCGCGCTTTCTTTTGTAATCATCCTGTCGTATTCCTGAACCCAACAGAATTTAAGCACAGCAAAAGGGAGTTTAATCAGTTGTTTGAAGAAGAAGTTTGAGTTCTCGTATAACTTCACTTTCTCGCGCAAAGTCATATCAGTAAAGTCAGTTACTGCGTCCTGCTTGCCTACATCAGAAGCCTCTACGCCTTTTGCTTTCATATATGGCTGTTGTGAAAACAGTATATTCATAAGCCGAGCCCAGATAGCATCAACTATCCATTCTGTGAGAGCTACGAAGTAGTTGCTTGCACCCTTCCAGGGCACATCACATTCTTTGCCCGCCACATCCCATTTTGTCATCTGTTGGTATTGGTGTTCACAGCGTTCGGCAAGGTCATAGCGTTTCTTGTTCTCAGAGAGGGAATTCTTAATTTCCTTACAGATGATTTGGGCGATATTTTTGGCAACAGAACTCTCTACATTTATCTTTGGGTCAGTTAGGGGTTGTGGCATATCTTCTCCTTACAGACTACTTATGGATTTAAAGTTTTGGGGTTGTGTTGGTTTATGTTTTGTTTCTATGGGCGAGAATATCTGTATAGCAATATATTCCATTGCGTTCATCGGATGTTCATAGAAACCATCTTTCCAGGGTAGTTCTTTTCTTGCTCCGAACTCCTGACCTTCTTTTACTGTGGGATATCTATAACCACCTAAGAAGCCATCGTTGATTATCCGGCAGGAATTATTTACTTGTAGGCAAGGTTCACCATCTATGATTGAGTTAATCTTCTTTTCAATTATCTGCTTACGTAAGGAGTATTCGGAGTGCTTAATATGAAGTTGTATATTTTTTGATTGCAAGATTTGGTAGGAAGTAAAATCTGATTTGTCGTTGACTTGCATAAATTCAGGTCCAGCACAATGAATACAATTTGCGCCAATGAATTTAGTGTTGATAAGAGGAACAACCTGCGTATCTACAAATCTCTCTATCCCGATATTGCTCCCAAGTATCTCGGCTAATATCTTCCAGTATTTGCCATCCCATTGCGTTACTACAAAAGCCGGATGCCTGCGGCCTGAATCCCATCCGCAATGCAGAGGCAGTTGATTGCTCCAAGTTAAGGGTTTCTTGTGCAGATGTTCTAGATAACCCTGATAGTAAGGTATTCCATCAGGAGTAAAACCATACTGGCCTTCAAGATATTTTTTGCGCCAAGAAGGTGGAAGTTTCTCTAGGTCTTCAATATAACCAAGTGGCAGATGTTCCTTGTTCTCGTAAGTTGAGGCGTGGATAGTAAAAAACTCTAAGTCGTGAGATAATTCAAATTGATTATATATCCAATGGTTTTCATTCGGGGGATTTGAGGTAAGCCATCCGGATGTTTTTCCTACGCCCTTAAGAGAAAGGCGGCCTTGTAGCATAGTAAAAATATTCTCTTCTACTTCTTCTGCTTCATCTATGTAAAACCATCCCAAATTAAGAGAACCTAATCCTGTGCGGTCTTTTAATTCCCGGAAGTATAACTCTGAACCATTGACGAATTTGATATGGTGTTCTGTCTTGTTGTAATTAGCGATAAAATCTTCGGGGCAGATTTCAAGGAAAGTTTTAAGAGTAGTATCGCGCAAGTCAGTGAAGTCCTTGCGGCCTATCACTCCGCAGTTGCCAAGGAAGAGGATGGATTTCTTTAAGGCCTCTTGGCAACCGGCGTAAGTCTTACCTGCTCTCCAAGCCCCGATATAAAGCCTATATTTGGCTTCGTTCTGATGGAATAGTGCTTGCTTCGGCTGGGCTAAGTAGTCCAGATTGATTTCTAATGTTGATGATGACTGCAGATATCCCTCCTTTTCCATTACCATTTGTTCCGAGTTTACCATCTATCCTATCGAATATACCCTCTATAGCCTGTGTTTCTCCCTGTGTTGCATTAAGAATATAACGCCAGATGATTGCGTCTTTAACTGTGCCTTTAATTTTCTTTTGGGTTTCAGGGTCTTCGTAGCGGATTTTCTTTTCGATTAGTCTTTTAAGAAGACAAGTTAGGTATGGGCCTTTCTGAGTATGATTACCAGAAGCATAACCTTTCTTGAGAGGTCTAAGATTCTTTAAAGATATTGGGTTTATCATTAAAAATTCTTTTAAATTTATAGAGGCACAAAGGTTTTTTCACCACACTCTGCACAAACCTTAGTTTCTTTCTTTTTAAGCATTTTTATATCTCTAATATAAAGTCTATATTACCAATAAATTAAATCAACTAATCACCCTTTTTTCCCTGACACTTTAGCCATATTATATCGACGATAGAACGTAGGTGGTTCAACCTTAAAAGGGCTTGTTCGATTTCCTTCAATTTCTGGCCAATTTTATGACTTTTTTCTTGAGAAAGGTATCCTTTATGGTGAAAGCATTTGATAAGGAATTTCTGCGGCACATTTACTTTTATCATTTTAAACTGGCATATCTTTTCTTTTACCATATAAATAAAAAACCGAAGGCGTGCGCTCTTACTAAGAAACGCATCTTAATACCTTCGGCCTCTTGACTGACAAGTCAGCGCTATTTAGTTTCTTCCATTTTCATCTCTTCCAATCATTTTTCTCTCTATCCTAATTTTACTCGTTGTTCTAATATTTCCGCACTTGAGATTTTTCCTTGATGAATAATAAACTCAACCACTATTTTCCCAAATTTTATATCAGTTTCGGCCCTGCGCTTGAGTTCCTTTATAATCTGCCCTTCTTTATCTTCTAGCATTTAGGAAATTACTTCCTCCACTTCCCTGAGAAATCTTTTCTTAAAGATATCGAAAGCCGTCCTTATGTGCAGGGTAAACTCGTCTTTGGGGGCCTCGCGGATTGTCTCCTTCGATATTTCTTTCCTTTCTTTATGTTTTGATGCCTTTATCCCAAAGGCTTTAGGCCCTCGCATCGTTGCGGCAATCTGGGCATCATATAAAGTAAGCTTATAATTCTCCTTGAAAAAATCCCTGATTTCGGGATATTTCTTGCCGTCTTTGCGCATATTGCGGATTTGCTCTCTGTAAGCCTCGTTTAGTTTAGCCATGTTCAACTCCCCTTATAGTTCTTTATTGCCTTACCCTTTACCTGTTTACCTTGACTAAACTCTAACTCCTCAAACCTGATGAAATGACTCTCCATTATATCCCTTAAGAGCGAAGGGTTCTTCTCGGCGAATTTAAGGGCTAAATCCTTTATGGTTTCTTGCTTATCTTCCAGCATTATCTTCTCTTTCCCCTCATTTCTATCATCCCTAAATTATGCAACGTCTCTTTGTGCCCTGGCTTTAATTTCAAACATTCTCTGTAATACAACTTTGCGGTAACCGGCCTGTTATTCATTTGCTCGTATTCCCCAACATAATACCAACCCATAAAATAGCCTCGCCATTTATTTATCGTCTTGATAGCCAGAAAGGTCGCCTCGTCAAGACGATTAGAATTGCGTAACATCTGGATAAGAATATTCGCTATCTCCAACTTCGGCCGGATGTTCAGGCACTCACGGTAGTAACCCTCGGCTTTCTTCATATACTCATCAAAGGCCTCTGGGTTGTTTTTGCACTCCTGCCCCTTATTCGCCCAGGCATGACCGAGTTTCTCTAAAAGCAAGGTATGCATCTGAACAGGGTCATGCGAAAGGCTACCAAAAGGGTATGCCCCCTTGTATTTGGCGTTTATCTCATCAAGTATCTCTATCACCTTATTCCACTTCTTTTCACCAAGGTATATGTGAGATAAATTTATTCCTGCTTCTGGCTGCTTGAATTCGTCATAAGCCTTGTGATATGACTGCTTGGCCGCTAGTTCCTGCCCAGCATCCATACAGACCGTTCCGCGTAGCATCCACATCTTTGCCATAAGCGGATCTTCGTTCTTGAGTAATTTAATACATTCATCGGTTGTATTCAATGCTTGAACAAGAGTATCGTGTTTCTGCTTAGGCTTCATCACACTTGCTAGTATGATATAGGCATTCACTAAGCCATAGTAAATCATACTTAGGCGGCCTTCTCGTTTTTCTTTAATCTCTTCAATTACTACAGGAAATTTTTCTATTTCATTTTTTATCTCGGCTATATCCTCAAGCATAAGTTTCAGGTTACGCTTGTTCTTGGCTAACCAGGCCTTTGGGTTTAGATAGCCGAAATGCTTTATAGTCAGGTCAGTTATGGCGTAGGTATATTTTAATTCATTCATCGAGTAGGAAATATCTTCGTGACAAGAATTAACCCAATAGGGGGTTTTGCCGTCTTTCACCCTACGGAATAGCCGGTTGTGGATGATAGTTTCTATGGTCTTGATTTCGGTATAAGACAATATCTTAACCTTAAACACATCTATGTGTGGATTCTTGAGTATGAGGTCTCGAATACTAGCAGGAGATATCATTTTATCATCACAGTCAAGCCAAAGAACATACCGACTTGTAGCCATAGCAAGGGATTTGTTGCGCATATCGGAGAAGTTAGTGAATTTAAAATATTGAGTTTCGATTTGGGTTCTAAATTTATAACCAAAGAATAACTCTTCTTCATTTCCTGTCAACACATCGTTACCTGATATGTTAGAACTTTCCAATAGCAATTTGTCTTTAGTAGGTATAATAATTATATTACGATAACTATCCACAAGTTGTTTAAACATCTTTAATTTCCATATATTCTTAAACCATTTATAATTAAATACAATACAAATCTCATCCACCCACTCATAGATACTATCCAAGCATTTCTTTAGGGTTTCCGGTTTTTCTTGGTCGCTTACAATCATACATAAAGATACCGTTTCATATCTCTCTATCTTCTTTAGGAATATCTTCTGGTTGCGTGCCATAAGCGAGGCATATTCTTTGAGTTTCTTAGGGTCTTTCGTGTTAAATGTAATCCCAGCATAGTGATGAATAAAACAATCCCCGGCTACTTTGAGTTTGTAACCTTTCTCAAGACAACGATAATTAAAAAGATTGTCCTCGAAGCACCCCTGGCCAAAGTCCTCATCCAGACCACCCATCTCATCCCATATCTTGCGCTTTATCAGTACGCAAAAGAACACCAGAAAATCCACATACTTCTCTTCTCCATTAAATTTCTCCGCATATTTCTTTAATTCTTCTTCTCCCCGATAATTAGGTTGTGGATGCACTTGTTGATAACCAGAAGAAAACGAAGTATAGGGGCCCACTGCGGCAAGTTGACTATCTGATTTTATGCAACGAAGAAGTTTTTCTAGCCAACCATCAGTAAGGATTGTGTCGTTATTAAGCAAACATAGGTATTCACCTGTGGCAACCTTGGCCGCTTGATTGTTGGCTGCCGGGAAACCCCTATTGTCCTGATTATATATCGCCTTAATCTTACCTGCACTCTCAAGACCTTGCAGATATTCTCTTGTGCCATCAACCGACCCATTGTCCACTACGACTGCCTCAAAAGGCGTCTTTACTTGCGAAGTGAACTCAAAGAGGCTTTTTAGGCATTGTTTGGTATAGGTGATTTGTCCATAGCAAAGGATTAAAATACTAACCATTAAATACTCCTTTCTATTGTTCGCTTAGTCCCAATTGGTTTATTTGCGTCCTTAAAATCTCTATCTGTTCAGAAAATTCCTGTATTGATAATTCTACGTTTTTTATCCGTTCCGAATATTCAACCTTGATATCATCAATGTTCATCAAGAAAAAAATGATAAATGGCAAGAGCAAGACCAACAATTTGAAACCCAATGGCGTATTATCGAACCTCTCGTTTTGCCTATCCCACCAATCGCTTGTGTCTTTTCTCATTTTCCCTCCATCCCCTCCAAAAGTGCCGAGAAGAGAATCTTGTGCGGGTTTGCCGTTGCATCCAAATCAGATAAGCTATTTCCGCTATCAGAATAAGCACCAGCCCATCTGATATTGTCAGCCTGTTCCAATACCATTTTAGCCTTAAAGCAAAGGCAACTGCCAAATCCAAAACCCTCTCCTTGTATTGCGCTACTTTTATGTCGGCTAAATCCATAAATCTATGACATGAACTCAACATAATCCATTCTCAAATTTTAGCGATATTTTTTTTCATCCCCTCAAGACAGCAGATGCAAACTGCCACCAGCAAACAGGGGATAAAGACTAAAGCTAGGATTAAGCCAGAGATTAAATCCGCAAAATATTCTTTCATTTCCTTCCCTTTAAATTGTTGATGATTTTATTATTATAATTAGAGCCAACCCATGTCTTATTATGCCATTTTTGAAAAGGGGCGAAGTCCGAACCACTGATTGTTGCCTGGCAGGGGAACTCACTTAGCCCTCTCTGATAATGAGGCCTGTGGGCGTCGTGTAGGATTATGACCCCGTCATCCGTTAGCACCTCTTTAGCCACCTCAAGGCAGCAACGTCGGAAACGCCCATCAATCAGCAAAACATCGAATTTATCCGGCAAGGTTTTAGGAAAGTTGATATAATCAAGCTCGTTCTTTTCCCTTGCGCAAAAGTTTCCGCTTGCCTTCTCCCAAAACGGAACAAACTCCCTAAGGTAAAGGTTTATGCCCTGTGAATTATGATTTTTTACCTTATCGGAAATCTTATCGAACCATTCCTTGTCGTTATCTATTGCGAACCAACGAAAGTTCTTCCCGATAGACCTCAGATAGTCAGTAAAATATATTGTGCTTGAGCCCATCCCCCATTCAAATACCGTGATTTCCTTGTTTTTAAGTTGGCTAAGTATGTATTTGACTATCCTTACTTCCTTTCCAGTCATGTTCGGCAACCCCAACATCTCATACAGCCAAAATTTAACCCTGGAATAATAGACTCTATACCTACTTTTTATTCGCATTTATTTATAACTCCTCTATAACCTTTTTCACTTGGGATTTCAATATTTAAGAAGTATTTATTTCTCCAAGTATCGGTTCAATATTGATAAATTTTAAGTTATCTCTTTTTACCCTAACCATTTTTACCGCTCTACCCCATTCTTCTCTTCGTGTAACAGTAAATCCGAGCCAGCAATTCTTAGGATATTTCCCAAATTTCCTATAAGCATAAGGATTCTTTGTAAGAAAAATAAAAATGTGTTTGGGGCATTGTTTAATTATATCTAAAACATTTATCATCTGTGCCTTTGACCAAAACTCAATATCAGACATTGACCCAACAAAGATACGGCTTGGTTTTTTGATTTTCAATGGTTGTTCTAATCGTTCATCCCAATTTGATATTTGCTCAAATGGCATAGTGGGATTAAAACGATTAAAGATTTTTCTCGCATAACAATATGGACATCCTCGTTTACAACCTACAAGTGGATTCCAACTATAATTGCACCACTCAATTTTAGTTTTATTCATTCCCCAAAATCCTTTCTACTTAATATCATTTACTAAATTCTTTCAAATACTCACCCCAACCTAATTTGTCTAATTTCTTTAAGATAGAAACTACATCTTTATAATCTTTCCTGATTTCCTCCCAACATAATCTATGCACTGTAATCTGCCCGATTATCTGCCATTCTTTTGGGGTAAAGTATTTTATCTCTTGCCGTCTGATGATTTCTATGGCAAAGTCTATGGAGTTATAATAATTTTTGGCACCCTCAAGATTGGCACCCCTAAGATTGGCACCCCAAAGATTGGCACCCTCAAGATTGGCATCCCTAAGATTGGCACCCCTAAGATTGGCACCCTCAAGATAGGCATCCCTAAGATTGGCACCCTCAAGATTGGCACCCCAAAGATTGGCACCCCAAAGATTGGCACCCTCAAGATAGGCATCTCTATTCTTCTCCAGACAATCCCTAATGCCCTCATATTCCCCGCAGAGAATTACCTTGTTATCATAACGGTTTAGAATTTCTATTTTCATCTCTATCCTCCTTTTAAGATTTCCTTTATGCTCATAGGTTCACTTTTGGGTTTGAAATTATCTTTTTCTATTGTTTTTATCAGTTCTTTCATCGGGTCTGGGTGCTTAAGTTTCTGGTCAAGCATTTCGCATTAAATCAATACATCCTTCAATTTCATTCATCACCCGTTCTGTGTTATTAAAGATTGCATTATAAGTAAAACGCAATAATGGATAGGAGGCGTGGAATATTTCTCGCGTTTTATTCTCATCATCCAACATTCTTTCTGGTCTATTATGACTTGGATCGTCTATTTCGATATATATACCCTTAGTATCGTCAATAATTAAAATAAAATCTATCCTACGATAGCCATTAGAAGTTTCCATCCAAACTTGGCTTTTAAAATCTCTGACCATAGACATAATCTCATAATCAACCAATAAGTCATAAAATTTTTCTTCCGGAGAAGTTAATTCAACCTTTTTATTCATTGCCTATTTTCCCAATTAGAGGGTTTAGTTTATCTTGAATTTGTCTTATCTCCGACAAAACTTCTCTTTCGGCCTGCGTATAAGCCCTATCGCCATCTTCTGGAAAGCGCCTTCCTAAAAAAGAACTTACTCTTGGCCATAAAGATTGGGGTAAATCTCTAAGAAAATTCTTAATCATTTCTTTAGTGGCTATCTTGCCAAGTGTCTTTTCTATCGCCTCGTTTGTAAGATTAAACGAAGTGGAATTTCTACTTTGCATAAATTGTTCTGTTTTTAAAGGAAAAATCCCTTGCCAAGAATTGAGTATGCTTTGCTCAAGCATTTTAATAGCGGTTTCTAAGGGATGTTTATGGAGTTTATCAAGTGCAAGATCCTCCGCTTTTTCGGTAGCTGGTCTGTGGATTTTCTTGCGCATTTCAAGATAATTTCCATAAAGACCAACAAAGGTTTCTTCTTTTAAGTATTTATATTTATTCTTTAATACTTCTTTATAATTATTAGGGTTTTGTAAACCTTTACCTTTATTACTAGTTATATCTTTTGCTAGTGTAGTTGGTGGTGGTGTTGGTAGTGGCGTTGGTGGTGTAGTCGGTAGTGTATTTTTTACCCTACCATTATAATTGATTATTTTAATAATATTGCTATGCCATTGGTTTTTTGCTGGTGTATATTTTACATAACCAAATTTGTCTAAACGGTGCAAAGAATTGATTATAATTTTTTTATCTAAACTAATGGTATCTACCAATTCTGCTAATGTAATTTTTACCTCAGCAGTTTTATAATTGGCTAATAACAAAATTCCTATATAAACCTTTACTTCGGAAGAGGACATCACTTTAAAATGCTCAATGATCCCCCTTCGGAGTGGAACATAACCTTGCATTTTCTCTTTACCCATCTATCTCACCTCTGGGGGTGGGTTAAAACATACTTTCTATTGTTTGGTTAATACGCCTCTGGGCAATTTCAAAGTATTTGGGTTCTATTTCAATACCGATGAAGTTCCTGCCTAACTCTTTACAGGCGACTCCAGTTGTGCCTGAACCCATAAAGGGGTCAAGGACGGTTTGGTCTTGTTTTGAATATGTCTTAATAAAATATTTCATTAGTTCTATTGGTTTTTGTGTTGGATGTTTCCCTCTATCGCCACTTGCTCTATTATTAAATTCTTGGACAGACGAAGGATACCTTAATTCATCATTACCACTATCATTTTCTATTGCTCCCCTTTCCATTTTGCCTACAAACTCCCCGCTATTTTTTCTTGAAGCATCTGTATATTTATACCTTGCCCTTTCCTTTCCACTTCCTTGTCTTACCTCTTTGGTTGGATAATAATTAGCCTTATCTTTACTAAAAACTAAAACGCTTTCGTGTTCTTTCATTGGAGAATATCGTGCTTGTGCAAAGTTAGAAGCACATCTCTTTTTATAAATCCATTCGTGTCTAAATAATTCCAAATTACTCATAACTAATATTGAAGTAAATGGTTGGCTGGCAGTAAATATAAAAGTTCCTCCCACTCTCAATAGTTCTTGCCACATCTTTTTTAAATCAATATTCTTATCCCAAACACAAGCAGTTATCCCATACGGCGGGTCAGTCAGCACAAGGTCTATTGACTTATCAGGTATCTTCTTCATTTCCTCAAGACAGTCGCCGAGGATTAGTTTGATTTCTGACATAAAATATATTGTTCAAAGAATTTATCTTGTTTCCAGGCAACCTTGTTTCCGTTATCTAAATATAGTAACCATACATCCTCAAAACCGAAATCCAAGATTTTAACTTTATAATCTCTATCGTTCATCCAGATTTGACCAATCTCCAATTTAAAGGATTTTGGATGTCCACACTTCGGGCAATTTAACCATTTAACCTTTTTCATTTTATCCTCTCTTTTGCTATAGTTTGTATATCTGCGATTATATCTTTTAATAAAGTGCCCGTAGTTCCAACATATTGCACGCCATCTTTCCAATGAGCAAAAGCCCATACACCTTTGGCAAAACCATCAAGCCAGTCAAGAGATTTATTTTTACATAAATCCTTAATAAAATTATCCATTTTATTTCCTTTCTATATATTTTTTGGCGTGATATTCCATAAATTTCTTCCAAAGATTATGTTCAAATATGAATATCAAACCATCTTTACCTAATTGCTGTTGTTCGTTGATTAAATTTTCAAGTGCGTCTAAACCCTTCATCATTTCTTCTTTGGTAGGCATTATTTAATCCTCATCGTCGCTATCACAATCAAAATCGCCCCAAACCAATACAGACATCGCATCCAATTCCTCTCAAAAGCCGACGCAATCAATATCACAATATAAAACCCAATCAGTAAGTAGATTAAGTTAGTGGACATATTCATACACCGCACACTTTGTTTTAAATCCCCGAAAAATTGCCTCATCCTTACTCAAATGTTTAACCTTGCCAGCCTGAACCCACTCTCTTATCCGTCTTGTTGCACTATCGTAAAAGTGGGTAGTTCCGTAAAAATTGACATCGTGAGAAGTAAAAAACCCCTTATCTCTGCACCACTCTTCGAGATTTTGTTCTTTTGTGGTAAAAAGTTCTAATTGGAGAGGCATTTATGCTTCTGGCGGTAATTCTTCTGTTTCTTCTTGTGATGTTCCTTCTTTTGTCCTATCTAAAAATTGGATATTCTCTGCCACTATCTCGGTGGCATATTGTTTCTTGCCATCTTTTCCATCCCAGGAACGGGATTGTAACCGGCCCTCAATAAAAATAGGGTTGCCCTTATGTAGATATTGGTTACAATTCTCGGCTCGTTTACCCCAAACGATTGCAGTTATAAAACAGGTTTCTTCCTTAAACTCTTCCCCTGATTTATATTTACGGTTAATGGCAAGGCGCAAATTACAAACTGCTGTTCCATTAGGGGTATAACGAAGTTCCGGGTCTTTGGTAAGATTAGCTACAACAATAATTTTATTCAGCATTATCTACCTCCCTGCGGCTATTGTTTCTTCTGGGTATATCCTTACCCCTGGGATTGGTAAGGTATTTCCTACGGATCGGACAACCTTGCCTATTTTTACCAAATCAGGTATAAGATATTCTCTTGGTATGGCTTTTTCATCTATTACCTCAAACTTCCATACCATCTTGGTTGAAATCCCTGATACCTTTTGGACAGTCGGGGCAAGTGTGGGAGCAATAATCCCATTGGCCTTATCTTCATATTTCTCGGCCTTTGCCTCTTTACCCTCAGCCCTAGCCGCCTCTGCCTTTGCTAAGGCTTCCTGGCGTTTCTTTTCGGCCTCTACCTGTAACTTCCTCTCCTGCTCAATCCTTGCCCTCTCCTGAGCCTGCTGATACATAAGAATACCCCTTTTTAGCACTCCCTCGGCATTAGTAAGTATATCAAGGGGCTTGCGGAAGAAATCCATAATCCGCTTTTTGCTATCATCAAGGGGCCGGGTCATTGACATCCTTAAATCCTCAATCTGTTTATAGGTGGACTTTATGGATTTAAGATATTCCCCGGATACATTGTATTCATCCTGGCTAGTGATCTTGAAATTGCTTATCCGGGTAGAAATATCCTCTGCCCTTTTGACTATTGCCTGTTCTTCGGGTTTTAATTCTAAGGTTTCTGTAATCATTTGTTCCTCTCCTTTTTTAATATTAAACGATGGTAATTTAAATGTGATTTACTATCTGAAAAAAGCATCAAATTGTCTATCCGATTATCCTGATGGTTTCCATTTATATGATGAACAATCTCGTTAGGATTAAGGTATCTTTTAAGGTTTTTCTCCATAACCAAACGATGTTCAAGCACATATTTTTGTGCAGAGTGATAGGGATGAAGAGGAGAATAAATCCATACATAACCATTTGAATGGATTCTTTTTCCGCCTCTCCAATTTGTAGTATTTTCCCCAGACTTACCCCTTTGATATCCAATTTTACCTTTATGTGCGATACTTAATTTTTTACGAGTTTGTTCTGATGGGAAGCACCCTTTATGACTAATGCTTAACTTCTTTCTATGTTCTTCAGTAAAAGGTTTTCGCTTAATACCTTTTAAAGATAAACTTAATTTTTTCCTATGTTCTATAGATAGAGGTTTGCATTTTTTCCCTTTATTCCAAACTGGTTTAGTTCTTATATAAGTTCCCTTAGGCATATTTCTCCTTAAATTTTATTTCTTATTTTGTAATTAACGACTGACAGGGCCGCTAAAAACACCTGCCAGTCGCCCTTGTTTGTGTATTCGGTTACTTTGTAAGTTCCTTCTGGCCCTAACAAAACCGCCAATCTGTGCCTTTTGTCGCTTTTGCTTATCCTGTCGGGTGTTCCGGCTACTCGGTAGATAGTAGAAATAATAGGTTGCTCAATGGCTACAAAATCCCATTTATATTCCTTTTTGCAAGCAACCCATCCATCAAGATATGGCCAGAGATTAGTGTCAAGAGAACGTTCGTCAAGAGTGCCTTTATCAAATAATTCGCAAGCCCTATGGACGGCTTGGCCGAATTTCCTTGAAGCCTCAAGTCTTTCAAATGGGATTTTAGAAAAATCGGCAAGCCCCGCCATCTGCAATATTTTAGTAACCGAAACAAGAGGCATACCATTGAGTTTATAAATATGCTTATCCTCAAAGAATTGGAGATTGATTTCCTCTTTTCTCTTTAGGGTTTCGGCATAGATAAACTCATAGGCCGCCTCTTGGATGGCTGTATAGGGTAACATTTCAAATCCTGTTTTTATGTCAATTACTGCAAAATTATTCACGCTTACCTTCCTCGCGTTGACAACTCCGGCAGAGTTTTTTATTAAACTTCTTCATAGAGTATTCTTCCTCTGCCTTTGTGATAATTTGATCACAACCTGGGCAAAGCATTTCTTTGATTTCCGGTGGTTTATCTTCTTCGGTCTTTTTTTCTTCGGTTTTTTTCTCTTGCGGCATTTCAACCTCTGGCTTAATACTTGTTTCTTCAAATGGCTCAGCCTTAATGTCAATAGGCACATCATAATCTTTTTCAGTTGCCATCTGAAATTCTGCCGATACTGGCAACCATTTTGAATGTCTGCGGAATACTGTTTTTTTGGCCATCTCGGCCCAATCGGTAATCCAGGGGCCAGAAGTTCCTGCTTTTGAACGCTTATGGATTACTTCTATTTCCTCAATATTCATTACTTCATAGCTGAAAGAACCGTCTTTTAGCCGGACAAAAGAATAGGCCGCTTTTGCAAGGCCACGGCTTTTAAGACTTGGCTTATGGATTAATTTACCCTCTGTGCCGAAAGAATATTCAAACTCGTCATTATCATAAACTATATCAGCGTGTATATCGGCTATCTCTCCACTCCGGCGTGCTAAATCAACAAGACCTTTATAGTCAATAATAAGAGTGCATTTATCAGCATAAGGAATAAGATGTGCCTTCCGACCATCTGGTTCAAGTCCTAATTGCGATAAATCCATAAGACAAGAAATTAAACTTGCTTTTGTGCATTGCAATAATTTCGGGTTTTTATTTATTGCAGTTATAGCAATCCTAATAAACCTATCTGGCTTTAAATGTTTTGGCAATGCTAAAGCAAATTGTTTCTTGGCTTCTGGGGAAGCAATCAAACTTCTTATATCGTCTTTTTTTGCCACTTCTTTTTTTTCTTCTACCATCTCATCCTCCTTTTAGGTTTTGTCCGATATAAACCCATCCTGTTCCGGTTGATACTCTGGACTATGCCGCAATCTTTGTTGTTCGCGCCTATCTTCTTGTATCCTCTTAAATCTCTCGGCTACTTTGTCCTTCATTGACTTTTTCATTTATTTCATCCTCTTCATAAAATTCAATAATCTTAATTGCTGTATTTATCCCGCGATTATAGTTTCGTTCTATAACACTATTCATAAAACCTTTTGGTTCAGTAAACTTTTGTTTTTCTAAGGATTGCTTGAGCTTTTTGGTATCAATATTCATATTATCTCCTACTTAATTAGTTTTGCCATTACCAATAATTCAATCAACCGCCGACTTGGTTTCTTGGAGAGAAGTTTGAAGGTCATTGTTGTCCCTTTAGAACATAGGATTAGTTTAATCATCTATTGCCTTTTCTCCTGTAATTTTACACATTTCTTTATATGTAATCGAAGATAATGAATTTTCTGTTTTTTCAATTTTTTTTTCTAATCTTTCTTGCTCCCACTTTAACTTTACAATCTCTTCTAAAACCCTTTTGTTCTCTGGTGTTTTTAAATATAAATTACACGAATATCTTAAGGAATGTTTTTGTCGGTTTTTATCTGACGATGTAACCCAAATTTCTTTTTCTTGTGAATTAAATGAAGTAATCGTTCCGATAGTTATCTCGTTATTAGATGTTAATTCATATACCTCTGTCCGCTTAAATTCTTTCTTACAATAATCATCAATCCATAATTTAAGATTTCTTAAAGAGATATCCCGATGAACTTCCTCGCCTTCTTCAAAAGCAACAAAGCAATCTTTTCCTCTATCAAAATTTATCATAAATTTCTTATAAGTTTCTTGCTCCATTTTCCGTCTCCTCTCTTTCTTCTTGCAATAATGAATGAAAATAAATCCAATCTATAATTACATAATGCTTATCCATTTTGTAACCGTTCATTAAAGCACTTTTAAAAGTCCCCTTAAATGATTTCTCTAAATTTTTGTTGATTTCTGTTAGTCCTTTCATTCCAATCTCCCTTGTAATTTATTACCATTGTGGTAATCCTCCGCCTTTCATTGTAAAACCACAACCCGAAAGAAACCAGATGCAACCTACAATTACCGCCCCACAGATAATTCCAAAAACCCAAGTATCAGTAAATTCGTTCCAGATTATTTTCATTTTATCCTCACAAATGCTAATAAGTTTTTAATATGATTTCTTTTGTAGATTACTCGTTTAACTTTGGAAGGATACTCGCCCAAATTTCCTTCTATGGTGATAATGGTATCTTTGGTAACCTTTTCTATAATTGCGATATGCCCTCCGTTTTTCCGAGAGAATATAATCAAATCTCCTGCCTTTGGGTTGGTAACTTTTGTGCCGATTTTAAGATAACTTTTTGCCCTTAATAAATAAGGCAAATGATAATTTGCTTTCTTAAAACAATAAGAGATAAATCCTGCGCACCAAGGTAAGTTTTCTTGTCCATTAAGATATTCTTTAACATATTGCCCTTGATTATTAGCGCCTAACTCACCTAAACCGATTTGGGATTGTGCGATAAATAAAGGCTCGGTCGCCCTTGCCTGTGGAGACAATATGCCTATGATGAGTAGATATAAAAAAATTATCCGACTAAAGTTTTGCATAATTTCCTTCCATCAAAAATAATATTCTGAGGATTAACAATGCTACCCCGTTCAAAGCATTGATGAGTAGATTGATTAACAAACGCCATCAACATCTGGGGTCGGTTATCGTCTTTTGCACCAAGATGATGAGTAACTTCTTCTGGCTTAAGATAACGACCTATTTGTTTTTCTACTATAAGACGATGTTCTTTTACATAATTATTACTTTGAACAAATGGATGATTAGGTTTATGAATAAGAATATACCCTTCAGTGTTATAACAATGTCCACCTTTCCAAAGCCAATGATCTTTGCCTCGAGGAAGTTTTTTCCCTTTCATCCAACCAGTCATACCTTTTTTAGAATTTCCATAACATTTTCTTGAACAAAATTTTCCAAATCCTTTTTTAATTTTGTCTTTTCTTATATAAAAACTTTTATTGCATTTTTTACAATTAGTTAATATAACTCTTCTTTTTTGACCATCTATAAATTTAAAACCCCCACTTGCTTGAGATTCTTGGCGAGCCTCACCTGACCGCACAGTAGTTTGTTCAGGTTTACAAGTGGAGGTTAAATTGGTTAATAAAAAATCCGTGCTTTTTGGCTCGCCTTGCTTCAACATATTTACTCCTTAATTTTTCATAAACAAAAAACCTCAATCTCTCTATTTAAGAAATTGAGGTTAAAAATAATTTGACTTAAAAGTAAATCAGATTTTACTTTATCGTCGGAGTTTTTATTGTAGTTCTTATGTAATCTTGCCATTGTCATCATCCTACCATATAACCCTATATCTGTCAAGAGTTATTTCATTTTTGAATTTCTGTATTATAATCTCGTTTTCTTAGCTCTGCACTTGAGGAATACTGGCCATAGGGCATTCTGCCTTGATATTTCTCCTCATTCCAGACCGGATGTCTCAAATCGGTAACCCCCCAAGGAACGATCTGGTAATATATCCACCAGTTATCATCAGTATTGCCCATTTGGGCTGCCAAGCGGGTAATCACAGTAGCAGTAACCGATACCTTTGTCCTGTGTAGCATAGCGATATAGGCCCTTGTAAGCCCCAAGGCGCGCCCCATATCAGCATCCGTCCGCCAACCCTTAGCCCTTTTGATAGTATCTACGGCTCCTTTTTTGAAGATTAACCGGTATTCAAGATTAGGATTCGGCAAAACAGATTTGTCTCTTTTCCTTGCCCCTTGTAAAATCCTACTGACCAAGCCAAGCATTATCTATTTCTCCCTTCCCGACCCTTTATTAAATCCTTTGCTTTTTGTTTCAATGATTCCTGTTTGGATTTTGGAAGTTCATCCCAAGTTTTAATCCCATTGAATAAATCCAAAACTTTCTTTTTAATCCAAGTAGATGTTTTTAAATGTTGATTATGCGCCTCTAAAGAAATCCTATGCCATTCTTCTTTTTTGAAGCGGATATGGGTAAACCTGTAATCATTTGAAACCGCTTTCTTTTTCACTATACAAAAGTATACATTGAAAAAGTGAGTTTGTCAAGTAGATTCTTTTGTCCTAAATTTATCTAATTATTATCTAATTGGTTTTCCCGACGATAAACGAGGTTTTCCTTTACAGGTAGGACAGTAAAAATATCTTCCACATTGGACTTTTTTTACTGGTATTTCGTGAAATCGGCAGTATAAATCATCAGGAGTATCTTGTTCCATTTTAGGTTTTCTATGATAACCGAAAGTTATGTTTTTATCGGAAGTGATTATCTGGGTCATTTTAGACTTGACAAGTAAAGAAAAATATGGTTATAATTATGGTATGCCTGATATCGGTTTTAAAATAAGGTATGAACGATTAACAGGCAAATATTGTATTACTCTTTATTGGCAAGAGCCTGGAGATGCTCCTGAAGAAGTAAAAAAGCGTTCTTTGCAGTGGATTGTTGATCCTCCCCAGTTGCAGTCAATCGTAAAGAATTTCCAGAAAGCGTTAGATGAGCCAGAGAATCTGCCACAATCTTAAATGAACCATTTTTCATATACACCTCCAGTTAGTGATTTTAAAGAGCGATGAAACTACGCTGGAAATTATTATTTTGGATAATAGCTTTTACAATAGCCATCGGCTTTCAAAAATATATGGATAATAATTGGATAATAAAACATCGCGGTGGCAATCCAGAACCCGCATCTCTAGATTTCTAATAAAAACTGATGTTTACTGCCTTATCCCTATTATTAGCTCGTATTAAGAATACCCCCCTATCCTTTAAAATATTTGTAATGATTATAGGCTTTATAGAAGATTGCATGTTCATAGCTTTACTCGGTTATAAAGCCTCATATTAAAAAAGGAGAAAAAATGCCTACCATTGAAGAATATGGACCCGAACAAACTACATTGCCATTAAAGATATTCATAATCTTGAGATTTGCTTGGAGGATATTCTTTTGGTCTTTAATAACACTCATAGCTTTAAGTATCGCAATTTGGTCTTTTGTTGGAATATGGAATACAAAGTTTCCTAATTCTACTCTTTTCAGATAATTATTTTTGTAGTTTCTCTATTAATTGTTTCCCTTTTTGTAAAATCCCTCCTGTAAACTTCCCCAATTTTTCTGTTTGTGGAGCAACATTCTTATAATATTGTTTTGCTGTGCCCGCAATCCCTTTTCTAAGAAATCCTGCTCTACTTGGATAAAATCCACCACCTACTCCTGGGGTTTCGCTTACTAATTCAAAATCTATATTGGCAAAATGAGCCATCAAATCATCAAAGAAATTTTGGTAATCTTGTTTATTTAAAACACCTTTATCTACCAAACTTTGATAGTCTTTTTGTATTACTTTAGACCATTGGGGATTCTTCGCTTTGACCAAATCTCTAGTTATTTTATTTACATCAATCCTATCCTCAATATCAAAAAGCGTTCTCTGCAACTTTCTTGCTTGTTGCAATCCTTTCATTCCAGAATTTTCCCCTGCTTGATAGAATTCATTAACTACCTTACTAACATCAATATCGGAAGGTTTATTTTTATAAAGAGAATTTAATTTATCCCTTAAAAATGTAAATTGTTCTTTATTAACAAGGGTTTCATTCATTGCCTTAGAAGCCTTTATTATTTGACTTTGCGTTAATGGTACATTCTGTAATTTTTTTACACCAGATATAGCATCTGCACTTTTATAAAAATCTAATAATTTACCATAAACAGAATCTCTTGCTATCTCACTCTGACCTAATTCTGTTAAATTACCTGTTTCAGTAATTAAGCCCAAACTTTTTAATCTTTTTCCAGTTTCTTGAATAGCTGGTTTTATATTTATTTGTTTTCCTTCAGGCGCAGATTTGATAGCTTGCCTATAAGCACTATTAGCACGATTCTCAAATTCAACAAATTTATCATATATTTTAGGGGCTATATTCTGTGAGATATAATCCGCTTTTGCTTTTAATGGGTCAAAAACTCTATTTGCACCAAGTCGTTTTATAGTATTAACTGTTGCATCGGTAATTCCACCTATGTTTTTGGATAACCAACGACCTGATTTCGTAACAACACCTTTTGCAAAATTTCCACCTGCTTCTACAATAGGAATTGCACCTCCTAAAATTGCTCCCCATTTAGCCATTTCTTTTCTATTCTTTAATGTATCCCCAGCCGTAGCCATCCCTGCCGCACCTGCCCCTGCGCCTGTTAATATTCTACCTGCAAACTTAGGCAATACTTTAGGCAAAATTTTAGGTATTGTTTTGCCCACAAAGGTTGTTACTCGACTTGGGGTTCCTGCCGTAAATCCTGTAATTTCAGAAATACCTCGTAAAAGTTTTCCTGGGATTGATGTTTGTTCTGGAAAAGTTATCTCTCCTGCCTCTTTTCCTTGTGCCTTTGCTATCATCTTAGGAATACCAGCGGCAAAAGTAGAACCACCTGACATTATAGGCGATATTCCTTCTCTATAAATATCTTCTGCTGTTTGTAATAAACCGCCTTTAACCCAAGAACCTTTTTGAGATAATTCTTCGGGAGAAATTCCAAGTAAAGCACTAATTGGTTGAATGGGTTTTCCTGTGAATTTGGGTTGTTCATCAGGAATATCAGATAATCTAATCCCTTTAGTTTTAATTGTCGGTTCTATATCAGGTATGTCGCTTAATCGTATAGACATATTTACCTCACTAAGTCAACTAATGGTTCTCCGTCGGTATCAAAACCAGTAATTTGATATTGTTTACCACCTTTTGATATTGTTTGTCCGACTTGATATTGTTGTTGCGATTGCATAGATTGTCCAGAAAATCTATTTTTAATGCCTCTTGTTTCTAATGTATTCAGATAATCTTTATAAAAATTTTCTAATTCAGTTAATCCATTTAAAGCCGCTTCTGGATTACTACCTCCACTTGGGGCAAATTGCGAAATAAGTTTTTGTGTTTCTTCTGGTCTTGCTGCAACCCCTGTTTGTATTAACTGTCTACCCGATAAGGCTGCCCCCATTTTTCTAAAGATTTCTTGTTCTGCTTTTCCCCAACCTCTTGAGGGTAAGATAGGCAAAGAACCTCCAGGTAAATTAGAAGCAAAGGCGGTTGACCTTTTGAATGATTTAGCTTCTCCAGTAGGAAAAAGTATACTTTTAATATCTTGAATATTTTTTATAGATTCTCTTGCCAATGCCACTTTCCCTGTTTCAGATGTCGGAATACCTTTTGCTAATTCCTGTGCTTGAGTTTTTTCAACATCTTGAGTTAATTGTGTTTGTTTTTCTTCTGGACTCATCATTTGTTCAAAAGGAACCCCGAATTTTTTACTTAAAATACCGCGCAAAAGCATTCCTTTATTTAAATTTACCCCACCTAGAATACTTTCTTGTCCACCATTTATTCTATTTTTCATTGGGATGTTTCCTGAATTACCCAATAAGGTTGTATTACTATCAAATAATTCATTCATTAATTTTGTATCAGGATTATATTGGGCTTCTACTTCTGCTTTCTTTTTTACTAACTCAATCGTATCCTCTAATTGTTTCTTGCGTTGTTGCTCTTGGAGCATCTTCTGAAGATATACATTCCCCACTCCACTAATCGCATTATTCAACCCTGCTAACTTCCCTTCTCGATAGATTGTCGGCATAACTACCCCCTTATCTATGGCACATAAGTTAATTTTCCATTTACAAGTTTATAATGAGAATTGGTCGTATTCCCTCCTCCGATATCTGATACACCAGATCCAGATGAAGAAGAGCCTCCATTCCCTAATATTCCAGCTGTCATTCCTAAACTCCCGATATTGGTCAGCGTTCCCCCTAATTGGCTTAACCAGTCAGGTGTTAGTGTTCTCTCTGGGGGATTACTGCCTAAAATACTACTGGCCGCACTGCCATATCCCATTTCCTCAGACAACATTCTCTCTAAGTCAGCCATAGACATTGTTTTGCTCCATTGTGTCCTGCCTGTCTGGGCCCCAGCCATATTCCCTGCCTGGCCGAGCATACTGTTTAATTGGGTTATATCAAGCCCCATCGCCTGTAACTGCCTATCAAGGTTTTTATATGTTAATTCGGTATCAAAAAGATTTTGTTCTGTTGCTTGTTTTCTAAATAAATCACTTTGTGCGGTAAGCCCGGGCGTTGAAGAAACAAGTCCAAGCCGGTTATACATATCTTGGGTTTTCTTTTTTTCCTCAGCATAAGTTTCCGCCATACTGGCCTTGCTGGCCTCGGAGTATTTCTTTGTCGCTTCTGAATAATCGGCAACATTGGTATTAGGATTTTGGAAATATCCGAGAATATTCTTTTCTGCGGCACTCTCTACCGCAGGTTGCTCAAGATTGAAAGCCGGATTATCCTTATAGGGGGTGGATGTGCCGAGCTTGGGAGTAAGCCATTCCTGCCATTTGCCACGTAAACCTGCATAAGGATCGTATATCTCCTCATCATTTCCGCCAAAGGCAGACATAAGACCGCCTGCACCCATAGCCCCTGCGCCTAAACCTAAAAGTAAAGGTAATAATCCTCTTTCATCTTTTAATATTTTCCATAGCAATTTCAATAATCTCATATCCCCTCCCTATAATTTAGTTAATATACCAATTCCGTTAATATCCTATCGCCATATAGAATGTTGTCCCTCCAATAGCATCCGCCGTAAATCCAGTAGTAGATACTCCTGTAGCTTTAAGATTGGCGTTATTATCTGTCTCATGATTCTGAGTCAACATAACAGAATAACAAGCATGAGAAAAAGCGACGGGAAAGGTAACAGCACCATCGGCGGATACCGTCCCCCATTGGATTGTCAGACCACCTGTCAGTTTTACATACCCACTTGTGCCAAAACTTTCAGCATAGTCGGCAAGTTTATCTTCGGTTACATTATCATCAAGTATCTTTGCAGTAGTAATATTAGCGTCGGCAATCTTGGCGGTAGTTACATTAGCGTCGGCAATCTTGGCAGTCGTAATATTACTATCAGTAATCTTAGCAGTGGTTACTGCATTAGAGGCAATCTTTGCCGCCGCTATCCCGCCATCCTTTAGTTGTATTCCTCCACTTGCCCTTTCTATCGTGCTATCGTCTACCTTTATCCTAACCCCCCCGTCGGAGATTTCAAGGCAAGGGTTAGTATCAGAGACATCTACTTGTAATGCACCTGTCGTATGCATCAGAAGACCATAATCAGCACGCACTACATCGGAGTTTAATTTTGCGGCCGTTACAGCATCGTCCTCGAGGTTTGTCGCGTCAATATCACCATTGACGACGGCCTCGATTTCACCATAGTTGGTGTTAAATCCCGCCGCCGTTATTAGAGTATTCGCTGTTTTTCTCGTAATCGCAAGTGTTCCACCTTCTTCATCGAATAAAATCTTTAATAATAAGTTCATAAATCCTCCTTTAAAATTAACTTGCTATTAAAACTACTGCACTGCAATTAACCCAAGAACCAGTAGAATATTCGCTTTTAAGTTGTATGGTAATATCGTAAACAGTCCCATTGGTTAAACTTGATACATCTATATCTGCACTCGTTACCCAAGTGGGAGTGATAGAGGTAATAGTTTTTACTGTATTGGATTGCCCGCCGACATCTACTAATAAAACCGCCTCTTTATCAGCGTCAGTGCTGGTTGACCATAATTTTGCCTGAATAGTTATAGTAGATATTCCTGCAATCTTCTTAAATCTACCTGTCAAAATTGTCCTATAAGTTGATTGTTCTATTCTTATATACCTATAAAGTGCTACCGTTGTATTATCTGCTAAACTCGCACTTGTTATTTCTCCCCCATCTGGATTACTAGCAGTATCTATTGTATCAATGCCATACCATTCAAAGATAACATTGGAAAGAACAGGAATTCCAGTCAATTGGCTTCCATCCAGTATAGGAATTTTTCCATCAGCACCTAATATTACTGCTCCATTTGCCGCATTGGCATTTGCGGTAGAACCTGTGCCACCTTTGGCGGTAGTCAGGGGAACTGGAACTTTTGTGTCCACATAGGTCTTTGTGGCCTTTTGCGAGGCTACCTTGACATCAGAATTAGCGGCAAGTGCACCGTCGGTATCTATATAAGTTAATGGTATGGATATGCCAGCGTCTATCTGTTGCCAGACGGTTCCGCCGTCTACATTAACCCAAACTTCATAATTAGCACCATTTTTATAAAGACATCTTCGGCCTTCTCTTGCAGATATGCTTCCATTGGGCGCGGATGTGGTTATAATCGTATCGAGTTCATCAGCTAATATGGATATAGTTGATGTAAGTTTTAATATATCCTGCGGAGTTTTTAGTTCGCCTAAGTTAAGTTTTAAATCCACTTATCCTAACTCCTCTTTTGTCCTTGCGTGTTTGACTATTTTAAGATGAACTGCCGTATTTATGAACCACTGTAACTGCTTGCTAAATTCCAATAAACTAAGTGGAGTATTTATAATCTGCATACCCCAGGTGTAAATTTCATCTGACATAATTTTGTCTAACTTTTCTTGATTTAGGGTAGCAAAGCAATCTTTGCAGATAGCAAATTCAGCATTTGAGTTATCGTTGAATAAGGCCGCAAATAACACCCCATCATCATTTAATTCTATGGGCTTATTTCGCTTGTCAAATATATAGATTATCTTTTCGCAAAGTGGACAATCTTTAGGTTCGTGATATTTATGTTTAAACATTAACTCTCCCTTACGCGGATTCCACGTTGTATTGGGCGACTTAATAAAGAATAATGATAAACTAAAAACGCCTCGTCCAAACCAGTAGTTCCAAATCTTATTTGTATAACTTTTCCCTGCCTGCGTATCTCCCTCGTTATGTCCATGTCGCTTTCGCTTGAGAAGTAATCCTCGTCAAATTTTGCTACATCAAATAAGGATTGGTAACCCAAACCTGAAAGTAAATTCTGCGATATAGTCTTTTCTGTCGACGCATTTCCATCGCAAACTATCTGGATATTCAAATCCCAATCGCCTTTTCTGGCAAGAGCAAAGTTTATATTCTCATACTTCTTCTCTAAAACAGGATCGCCATGACTAATCTTCTTAGATACATAAGTCGGCTTGAATACTACACCATTATCGTTTGTGCCGGTGTCATCTTTATGTATCAACCCTGCATAACTACCGTGATAAAGCCAAGCCTTGCCTGATATATTCATCTCGGCAAAGCAGTTTGCGCCTATGGAGTAGATAAACCAGGGGAATTGCATCTTGCCCCATTTATCCGTATAAGGCCGAGACCAGTCCATCACTAAAGTCCGGTCGTTCTGTGTTGCTCCGGATGTATATGTAAAACTGCACCAATATTGGGAACGGTTGTGGAGAAGTCCTGAAACAGCGTATTTAAGCCGTGCATTCACTCCATCCTGAACATATTTGCGGATATTGTCTCCACAAGGTGTTACATTATCCCCTGCTACCATATAGAAGTTAAAGTCAGGAGCGAGGAATACCACCCTGCCATCAGGAAGTTCTTTCATAGTCCAGTAGTTCACCGGGCCAATCTTTGAGGGTATCCTGTATTTCTTGAATAAAGGCGTTGTTCCGCGATACTGTATCCTGAATAATGACCATTCCTTACCTATGATCATATCATCGCCCTGCTTACAACCGCCGGTAAGCTTGCCTTGGTCATCATCAAAGTTCAGGAATGAGGTATAGGCACTGTCTATATCGCCTAAAGTCGTGCAGTAATATAACAGGCGTGGATCTACGGTAGAATGAAGCCATCCATATCTTTGCCATTCAAGGCCCCAATCGGCGGTTACACTTGTGGCAAAAGTAGTGGCCGAACCCGAACCTGCATAGACAACCGGTGGGTCTTCGTCGCAACATATCATTACGGTATTATCAAGAGTAAAGAAAGCATATCTCTTATCATCATCCTTTGTGGTAGTCAGACCAGAGAATATATTTACAAATGCCCCACCTGTATAATCATAAAGTTTTCCGTTAGCTCCACCACCTACATAATAAGATGTGGTAGAACCACCTGCCTGTTTGTCAAACTGATAAAATCCGCACCAGGCGGTTGCTGTGCCGATGGAAGCAGTAGTTAGGGCGGTAAAACCCGGGCGCGAACCAAGAGCACCTTGCGGGTCGCTAAAGACATCAAGGGAGTCGGCATCCCATTCGCCGTTGTTTTTATTTTCTTCACTATCCTTGCAGTTTACGCCAAGGAAATTTTCCGCCAATAATAGAGGTATGTAATCGCGTGATATCATTCTCTCTCCGAATAATCGCTCTGAGGTGGCGATAATGGTTTCATATAATTACTATCCATAAATACAGATTTTTTCCTTAATGGACTTGATAGTGCCGACAATATCGTTCCTAATATCGTTGCTTTCGGGTGTCCGGCATTCCACCATTGGTCTTTGGCTATTAGATAGTTGCCAGTATCCCCCTGCTGAATGAATCGCGCCATACTCACAAAGTGCGTAAAGGAAGGATAGTATTCTTTAGTGATTACGGTCTCGCTTGTGGATGCAGTCAGGTCAGCCCATTGCAGTTCTATCTCCAAATAAACTGTGTAGGTAGTATCCGGTATGCGGTTAAACTGAATCTCCCAATAGCCACTTTCAATCCGGGTAATACAAAACTCATCCGGACGACCGGAGTTCTCATCAGGATTTTTCCACTCGTAACTTTCCTTAATACTTACTTCGGTCAATGGGTATCTGTCCGAGCCATCAAGAAGAAATGCGGCAGTAACTTTCTTGAAAGTCGTCGGTAGGTAACTTGCCCCGGAGTATTTATAGGCAGATGAAGTTATGCTAAAAGATATATCACTGCGTAGGAATGGGAAATTGGTAAGTTGGCAGAATAAGGGCCCTTGCTCGTTGATAAGGCGGTTTACCTTCACGGCGGCATCCAAAGACTCATCGCCTGTCCGTTCGCAAATGGATGAACAAAGAGATGCTCTTGTAATTCCTAAACCACCTTTCTCATCTATCAAAATAAACCAAAATAGTTGAAACATAGAACCTCCTATGTAATCCCTATAAACAAATATCCATAATTTATATATTTTAAACTAAGACATACGAAAACTTCCTCTACTGCCGCAGGTAAAGGGTTCTTAATTCCTAAAATTATACTTACTACTGAAGCAATAGCTTGGCATACTAAGAGCCATATTGCTTTGCTATTAAAACCTAATCCCCATGCCAATACCGTGCCAACAGCTAAACTACCTAAAGCAAAGACGGATCTACGCATTAGCTTCTCTCTGGTGCTTTCGCCACCGTAGCCCATAGACCGAGATCCTATTTCCGGGCCCAAGGAAAGAGCAAACTGCCATACCCAAGTGCCAGTTATCAAAGCAAGGATATTTATGCCTAATATTTGGATAGTTGAACCTATAAACCTGCGCCTCCATTTTCTAGAACGACCGCCCCACATCCAAAAAAAGCAATCAATTACGCATACACCTAAAGCTATGGCCGCTAAAGTCCCTAGTTTAAATTCGTTCATCTTATTCTCCCAAGCTATTTACCATCCAACGTCTTGCTTGTGCATTAGGGCTATTGAGAAAGTTTATAACTTCCTCTTTGCTCCCCCACCATACTTTGATAGACTCCGGTTGCTTAGGAATTTCCTGTCGCATTCTTGAGCATGCCAGCGAGCTTGTCAAGACGATCATTAATAACAATAATACGCTTAGCTTTCTTAACATCCGCACCTCCGGATAATAAACTTGTTCTTTCTTTTTCTAACTTGTCTATTTCGTTTTTTATCCCTTCAAGGCGATTAGGTATAGGTAATTTATTCTTGAGCCAATCGAGGATATTTAAAATTGTGCCAAGAGCCATATGACCTCCTATTTAGCAGTAAAACCTGTAAAATAAGCTACTAATCCGACTATTGTAGCGTTAGCCGATGACAACACCATAGCTAAATCTGGTTTTATACTAGTTAGATATGACAACGCCCAAACAATGCCACCACCTGCAAATACAATTAAAATTTTCTGCCAGACTTTCACTTTACACCTCCATTTTGTGTCCTATCTTTATCATCAAAATATGCTTTCACAATATATAAAGTTATCGTTCCTAAACTTCCTGTGCTTGCCAGATAAACCTCTATTGACATCTTTCCAGCAACAGTAAGAATTAAAGAACCAACCTGTATAAGACAAAATGTAGATATTACCGCTATGGTTGCAAACTTGCGTCCTGATATTTCTTTCTTAATTACTTCCTCAGCCATCCTTCACCTCCCCTATTTTTATCCGTGAAATTCTTGTTTTGCATCTTTGAATATCATCAAGTTTTTGTCCATCGACCTCTTGGCAATCCACTTTTTATCACAATCCACACCAACACATAGGACATAAGCCCTTCCATTTATAATCTCAAGGCATCGTAATTTACTTCCGCAGGAACATTGGGGATTGCGTTTATTTTCCATTTTGCAATAATATATCTATCTTAGTTTTTATCTCGGTTACAGTTTCTTTTATTTCTGGAAGACAATTAAGTTTCTCATTAACGGATTTATGGATTTCATCGCAGACCTCTGCCTTTTTATAGCGTTCATCGGCGTCCTTATAAGAAATTTTGTCCTTTAAATTTACCTTTACTACAACTAATGAACCAATTATAAAAATCAATAAACTTCCTATCGGCAGATAAATCTCTTTAGCTATATTATCTTGAGCATAAACATTCCTTGACAATCCTAAAATAAGTACTAAAATAAATATGCTTACAGGGAGTGGATTTTTTATGCCTAAAATTGGGCTTTTAGTAAGCACTAAGAAATTTAACCATTTCTTGTAAGCAGTGCTGAACGAAGCCCTTATTTTTGAGGTGATAAAATGCCTACAGGAGAAAAAACAAAATTGCTTTGGCAAAATTCTGAATATAGAAAACATATGATTAAAATGTTGATAGGTAGAAAACTTTCTATCAAGCATCGCAAAAAACTTTCTAAAATTGCCAAACAAAAGGGTTTTGGTCTTTGGATGATTGGTAAAAAAGCATCGTTGAAAACAAGAGAAAAAATGAAATTGCGTAAAGGAGAAAAGGCATCTCATTGGAAAGGCGGTAGAAAAATAGACAAAGATGGGTATATTTATATTTTTCAACCTAATCATCCATTTTGTAATAATGTTGGTTACATTTTTGAACACCGTTTTGTAATAGAGCAAAAACTTGGTCGTTATCTTGAACCAGAAGAAAGAGCACATCATATAAACGGAATTAAGAATGATAACAGAATTGAAAATTTGCAACTTTTTATTAATGAAATTGAACATCAAAAATTTCATCATCCTAAAGGAATTAAGGTATGTTATAAGCCCCCCTATAAAAATTACTGATAAAACTCCATTCACAATTAAAGTCTCCATATTTTCTCTCCTAATCCACCATCATAATTGTTCCTGTGGCTGCCGCCCCCCCTGCTGGGGTGTAGGTGGCGTAGATGGAAACTCTATAAGCCATAGCATCTTCTCCAATTACAGTGGCAGGGTCGGGATATGCTCCTTCGCCTGAAGCACCCATTTGTCTTTCACCAGCACTTCCATCATCATAATTGAAAAGAAAATGTGTGCCATTTATTCCACTTTTCATACCCAACCAATATTGCGTGCTTGCAACTATACTCGCATAAGCAAGATTGGTAGTATACCAAGTTGTGGTGACATCAAATGCAGTTCCCCCTGAATCAACCTTAGCTAATCTTGCACTTGGTAAACTTGAAACATTAGAGTATAAAGCAGGACAAAAACGCTCTCCATCGCCATCCCAGTCTCTTCCATAAATTGACATACTCGTCATAGCACCATTACTCGCAGGAGTTGAAAGGGAAAGACAATAACTAGGACAATTATTATTGGTAGCAGTTTTTGCTCCTGTTCCCTGATTTCCAAACCAGTCATTAAATTTTAGGGGATATTTTGCGGTGTCTAAAGTTTTCTGGTCAACGGTTAGAGTATAAATCCCATCTTTAATAAGTAAATCTACCCAACATAAAAAAAGACCATCAGTATCTAATAAACGAGGTCTAAATATGTGTCCAAACTTTCCTATTTGATAATTAACTTTACCTATTTCATAATTCGCTTTTGTCTTATGATATACAGCATAACTTCCCGCAATTTCTTCAGGGCAAGTTCTAATTCCACCCTTACCATCATCTTCCCAATATGAACCATTAGGATATTGATTAGCTAAAGGTTTCTGATAAAGGAAATCAAACTCTTCCCAACCTTCTAACTGGAATTGAAATACATTTGTGGCAGGTTTCTCATAGAGGATAAGACCGAATTTAAGGTTATCTGCATTCTCAGGGTCAGGATTAGCATACCAACCTATCTTATCCCCTTTGTGTTCTATTTTATTTCCTACAAGTGAGGTAGTGGCGTTAGGGATATCAAAGAGGGGTTTGATGGTGAGGGAGTTTTCTTTGTTCCATTTAAAAAATTGGATTTCTGGCTCAAAGACAAGAGGATTTTTGCCACCGATGATGACTTCGTCATTGTCTTCGCCTAACTGGGTGCGATAGACTTGTTTGTCTTTATCTTTGATGATTGGTTTGACAGAGGTTTGAGCAAAACAAGTTGAGGTGAGGAAAAGGAGAGATAAAAGTAAAAGGAGTTTTTTCATATTGACAAAGTTCCTAATTGTGGTATACTTATTTTGGTTATCGGAAGCGGTATTTTTATGTCTAATCGGGCTTTGAGTAGGCGGAGAAACTTCACCGTTTCTGATAACCACGCTGAAAGAAGCCCTTTAATTTTTGAGGTGATGAGATGAGAGATAGTAAAGGAAGATTTATAAAAGGACACAAAGTTCTTGATGAATGGAAAGAAATTTCTGCTAAGGTTAATAAGGAAAGAATGAAAGGAAAACATTATACACTTGGAATGCCACCGTGGAATAAAGGTCTTAGGGGTTATATGGCAATGGAAAAACACTATAATTGGCAAGGTGGACGAATAATTGATAAATATGGTTATGTTTCTATAAAAATTCCTACTCACCCTTTTGCTAATCATCTTGGATATGTTAAAGAACATCGTCTTATAGTAGAAAAACAAATTGGAAGATATCTTAAAGCAGAAGAACATTGTCATCATATAGACAAAAATAAAGCTAATAATAACCCTCAAAATCTTATGGCTTTTATTAGTAATTCTGCCCATATAAGATTTGAAAAAAAACCCGATATAGTTAAACCTCACGAAATAATTTTTGACGGTAGAAAGTTTCATCATTGATATTTCATAGTTACGCCAACACTACCATTGCCTGTTGTCCACGAGCAAGCACTCGTAGTCCATCCGATTTGCCCTCCCGAAGCAATTGTCGCATTACTAAAAGTTGTCCAGGTTAAAGTCGTTCCTGCTGTTACTGTCCAATTAGTAGCCGAAGTAACAACGCACGAAGCCCCTGCATTATTACATTCCAAAAGTTGACCTTTTATGCTCCAAGTTCCACTACCCAAAGTAAGGTCTACTGAAGTTAATGTTATCGCCCTGTCTGCCGCCCAGATATTATTTGAAAATGTAGTGGCATTTGGTGTGTTTATATGAAAGGTTATTTTTTGTGGGTCTACCGTCCAAGTTCCTGCCGCAACCCTGCCTATTCCCGTCCAAGTGGAGGAGTCCTGTCCTGTCCCGCCTTTGGTATTTGCTATGGCATTTCCGTTCCATCCCAACCCAACAGAAGTCCAAGTAATAGTCATAGTGTTACCACTCTCTGCTGTGGAGTTCCCACCTGCACCCACAAGAGTCCAAGTTTCGGCAGTGTTGCCAATTAGGTCAGCACCAGTTGTTCCTGCTACTGTCCATTGATAACTCGGTGTGTAACCTAACGCCGCTTGCTTAGCATTGAAAGTCGTCCAGTCTGTACTCCAAAGATATCCATTCGCAGAAGTGGTGGCTACTGGAATTGCAATCGTAGCTTTCGTTCCAGAACCAGGAAAAATATCATTTACTCCCCCTGTAATCGGGGCGGTGGTAACTAGATCACCCGCTAAGGTGCCTGCCATTTTTCCATCAAAACTAACCCAATCGGTTGACCACAAATACCCATTTGCGGTAGAAGTGGCAACAGGTATGGCAATCGTAATATCCGCATCTGCTCCTGGGAAAATATCGTTTGTGCCACCTGTTAAGGGTGCGGTAGTAACTAAGTCCTTTAAAAGTGTTCCCGCCATCTTGTCGTTAAATGTATTCCAGTCAGTTGACCATAAGTATCCGTTTGTAGAAGTATCTGCTTTTGTTATTGATAAAGTTATATCAGCATCCGCACCTGGCAAGATATTGTCAGTTCCACCAGCTAATGGAGTAGTAGTTACTAAATCTTTGGCTAAAGCACCATCCATTTTGCCATTGAAAGTAACTCTATCTGTTGACCATAAATAGCCATTGGTGGTATCATCGGCTTTGGGAATAGAAATAGTATCATCAGTTAAGACTATCGGGGCAGTTACTGCTAAATTAGTATCTGCTGAAATATCTAATCCTGAAATATCATCAGTCCCTAATCCTGATATAGTAGAAGCAGTATGGGCATGGCTATCATCATCAACATATCCTACCCCAGCAGTCCAGCCCATATCTCCGTGGTCGGCATTAGCCATATCTGCGGCAATAATTACAGTGTCTTTAATGTCGGCAGAAATTATCACACTATCCGCTAAGCTTCCTTCTGTTACTGTTGCTTGAGCCCCTATATCAGATAAAACTTCCGAGTAACTTCTGCCTTCTAATCCCGTTGCTGTAAATTTAGCATAATCATTGTCAGCTACATCTGCGGCGTTAATCGGTGATATATTAGTATCAGCAATGCCTAATGTCTTTGCAGAAGTCGTACCACCAGTAATATGAACAAGACCTGCATAAGCAGAGACATCTGCCTCTAATCCGCCCGCTTCGTGTTTAATCGTGGTTGAAGGCGAAGCGTTAATAATGGCGATTATCTCGTCATCAGTATCAACGGTAGGGTCGACTTCGGTATGAATAAGTGTTCCGCCCGTAGAAGGTAATGTCCAAGTAACCGCACCTGCTATATCAGGAAGAATTAAAGTTCCTGCCCCTTCTGCATCATAGAATTTAATATAAGTGCCACCATCTGAAGTTCCGTCTAAGCAAGCACCACCAGTGCAATCACCAACAGAGGTTACATCGCCTGAACCAACTCCAAGAGTCTCTATTTTATCATATAGGGATTTCTTTGAGGCGGCGTGGGTAGTATCAACACTCCAAGCTATTCCATAAGTATCATCAACAACTTCAATCTCATTTGTGATAGAGCCATCAACCTCTGTCCCTGTTACTGTCCATACATTACCACCAGCAGAGACCGTATTTATACCTGCACCTTTTAAGGTTACGGTCTCAGCAGTATCACCTACTAAAAATGGGGTGCCGGTATCACCTGCGGCTGTCCAGTTATTGCCACCAGCACCACCGCCTATCGTAATTACATATTTACCACCCGCAAAAGTTACCGCTACCCCTGCGCCAGTAAAGTTAAGTATGCGACCACTACCTGCAACAGTTGTTCCCTCATCTTGGAGAATAGGATTTTTACTAGCCACATCGGCAAAGGCAAGACCTACGCTTAATAAAAATATAATGACACTACTTATTATCTTTTTCATACTTCCTCTTAAATTGCGCTAACTTAAAATCCATTTCCACCTGCATTGCCTTAAGTGCGTTCTCCTTATCAAGATTATCCTTTTTCTGCTTATCTAGAATAAATCTCTCCGCATCAACTAGTTTATTGGCTTCCGATAATTTGATTTGAGCCGACTCTAATTCTTCCTTGCTCTTGGTTATTTCTTTTTTCTCGGTTTCAAGGTTTGTTGTTTCAAGTTCTAACTTTTCCCTTGCCTCTCGTATAGCAGATTGTTGCTTCCTAAGTTCTGCCTGGTTATCCTGTATGCCTTGCCTTGCCTCTCCTATGCCCTTCAATTGCTCCTCTATGGTTTGAAGTTGCCTCTGTATTCCCATATTGGCAGCAGCGATGGTTTGGTTATCATTCTTTATCTGTTCTTCCTTGGTCAGCAGGTCAACTTCCTTATGATCTAACCTATGTTCTCTTTCGGTTAATAGGCGTTCCCTTTCGTTTGCTACGGATTCCTTGTGTCTTATATCTGCCTCTCTTTGCTCTGATTCTGTTCTTTGCTTGTCTAGTTTCTCACTTAAAGTAACAATCCGGATTCTTTCCGCCTCAAAGTTCCTCTCCATATTTTCATTGCGTTCGGAGAGTTCCTTATCACAAAGAGATAATTTTTCCTCTGTCTGTTGTTCTATCCTTTTTTTCTTTGCAAGTAATTCCACGACTTCCTTGTCAAGTGCCTCTTTTACACTTTTTAAGGAAGTGGTCTTGCGTTGTTCTATTTCGTTTGCTTTAAGTAAATCCTCAAAATTCTTTATGAAATCAAGTGCCTCGCTCATACCAACATCACCTTTATATTTGCCGTTGAACCGGAAGCATTGGTAATATAGATATTTGATACCTCGATGATATTCCTGAATTCAAAAGGGCTTTCGCCTGCAGGAACAGTGATTGCCGGATTGGAAGTTGAGTTAAACTTAATAGTTATATCCTGGTCTGTCCAGATAATCACTAGCCACGCCTGCGATAAGTTCTTAAAGGCGGTTGCCTGCTGGGTCTTTAGGTCATAATCCGTGGTAGAGTCGGCTACTGTAAAACTGTTTACAAAATCATAAATATCATAGAGTTCTTCCGCTACCTTGACAGGAAACTGTTTATCCGAATGTCGGTTAGTCCTCATCTTCTTTTTTTACCTTTCGGCTTTATAATTGCCCTTGCTTTTTCTATGAGAGTCTCCTTTGGTTTCTCCACAACCTTTGGGGTCTCCACAACCACCACATCTACAGAACTGATATGACCGGAGAGAATTATTTCCTTAAAAATCTTCTCGTCTATCTCTACCGGTTGGTTCTTATGGAACGCATACTTCTTTCCGTTGTATTCTGTCAACAACAATGGATCATGCCCGATGTATTTAACTAACATATCACACCCTCCTTTTTTGTTTTCTCTATTAAATAAAATGAGATTATCGTCATTATAATAAGCCATAATTTTGGTATCTCTATTGTGTATTCAAATGCGGATAATATGGCAAAGATTGTTATTGATATTGCCGAAACTGAATAACTAAACTTAAAATTTTTCTTTATTACAAAAAATAACCAGAACAGAGATAGTATCCCAAGACCGCAGATAAACTGCAGGACACTACTGTAAATAACAGCATCCACTCCTTGTGGAATTTTATCTTGACCCCACGGGAATACGCCCAATCCGAAACCGGACAGGGGATGGACGAGAAAACCAGTTATCACATTTTTGTATGTTTCTAACCTGACAGAGATATGCCCTGTCTTATAGAAGAACGACCTGCCTTCCGGATAAAAAAGTAAAAGTATCGGTAGGACTGGCAGAAACCCCAGTATCAATTTTTTATTCTTGGTTTTTAATAATAAGAATAAACTGGAAATAAATATTAAAACTTTCTGTTTTATCAGGACACTTACTATAATACAAATAATAGCAAAGGGTATGTCGCACATCGGCAGGATTAAAGATAAATAATTTGCCAGCCTTGGGCTGTTATGCAACATTCCCCCGTTATTTCCACTATCGGGGGTAAAGGGGTTATAGCCGAGGTATTGGATAAGATAGATTAAAACATTGATTAAACCGGATAGGAGGATTATTTTATACATCCCCTTTATAT